CGATGTCGATTGAGAACAGCACGACATGGCGGTATCAGACTTTGATCTTCCCGTCACCTTCGGCGGGAACGCTGTCCATTGTGTTCACGTCTGTCGCTGCCTATGAGCCATCGATTGACATTGATGACTGTTATGTAGGCCGCGCCCGCAACGTAGGCAGCACGCAGCTAATCAGTGAGTGGAAATCATACACCACGACGCTATCTTGGACATCTGGTGTCGGTTCATACGCGGCGAAGAGCCGTCGTGTCGGTGATTCAGAAGAAATGTTCATCTATGTTCCGATTACTGGAACACCAACGACAGCTACCTTTACCTTCACGCCGCCAACAACTTGCGTTGTCGATACAGCAAAGCTAGCCGCTGGAACAATCACCAATCTTGAATCGCTTGGAACAGCTACGCTGTTTGATACGTCGACATCGACCAGATACCTTGGTGGCGTTACGATGGGTTCGACATCAAGTACGCTCAGGGTCATCCACGATGTCTCTACGTCGCAAGTTACACAAGCTGTTCCGTTCACGTGGGCCAATGGTGACTTTTTAGAGATTCATGCAACGGCCCCATGCGTTGGGTATCGAGCACAAACGACAGCCTCAATTGACGCCATCTCGAAACGTGGGTCGATTTATTTCGCTTCTGGTTCTGCGTCAGTGACGAGTGGGTCGGCCACAACATTTAACGTCGCAGGCTTTGGCACCAATACTCTCGAGGGACAAGCTCTTGCTCCGACAACTGCAAATGACCTCGGAATCAGAATGACCGGCGCTACAGCCGGGGCGTATGAAGTGAACGTAACTGGTGTTTTTTACTCACACAGGAACTCTGGACAGAGTGGAACAAACTGCACTTACGATCTTTATGACGGGACAACGTCTCGAGGAAATCTCGTTGCCGGCGCACCGAACGTATCAGGAGTATCGACTCTTGACGGGATTGGTGGTTTGTCCGGCACGTTCACTCTCTCTTCTGCCGGTACAATCAATGTCGTCGTCAGGGGCCAGAGGACGTCTGGAGATGGAACGTGCTATGCCGACGGGCCTATCAGCATCTCGATCAAGAACGTGTCGCAGAATAGTCCTGCGCTTGTGATCGCCAACAGCGTTTCGACAGGCACTGTGAATGGAGACAAAATAGGTCGCGCCACTATAGCGAACTCTGGTTCGGCCTCAATTACGTCGCAGTCTACAGGTTTTCTTTCGTCGGTAAGCTATGTTTCAACTGGCGTCGTGGATACATTCTTTACTGCTGGTTATTTCTCCGCAGCTCCTAGCTGCACATGTACTGCTAGGCTCGGGGGACGACTGTGCGCCATAGATAATACAACACCACCGTCAACCAGTGGCGCAAGGTTTTGGACCGGACTGGCGAATACGGCAGCGGAGGCCAATGTCGAATTTCAAATCATCTGCGTAGGCCCACGCTGATGAAGGCACACGTCGAATGGGTCACTGGAGTCATAAGGGCTGGACCGGAGTTTAACGACTTCGGCGACCCGTATGAATTCTCCTGTACGGTCATTCGTCGCGGTGATGAGTGTGAGATCATAGGCGCCAGTGGGAAGTTCACAATTGCGAACTACAAAGCCGTCAGAGAAGCGCTTGAATCGCAAGGCATCAAGGCCGCACACTGGGAGAGAAGCACTGGCAAACAGGTAACAGCAAAGGGGAGACAATGAGACTTGCTGCGTTGATGATTCTGATTCTGACACTTAGCGGATGCGCATCCAATATACTTGTTTCGAACTGCCGCTCGATCCAGATCGAAGGCGAAGATTCTGAGAAGTGGTTGTGTGACAAGGGATGGTCTGACTACTGGAGGTAGTATGGCGGCAACATTTGATTTTATCGATGAAGGTCAGGTCCGCCGTGCAGTCTATCGCGGCGAGACGCTTCAACGTGTGTTCACTTACAAAGATGCTGATGGAGTGGCGGTTGATCTTACCGGGTACTCAGCATCGATGCAGGTTCGGAAGTCTTTGACTGACGGCGTAGCGCTTGAGCTTTCGACTGTTAACTCTCGGATTACTCTTGGAGGAGCTGCCGGAACGGTGACGCTTCTTGTGTCGGCCACAGATACGGCGACGATCGATGTCGGCCAATACTTCTACGACCTTGAGCTGACGAGCGGATCTTCGGTTGTGACTCGTTTGATCGAAGGCCGTCTGCAAGTCAAAGAGGCATACACTCGATGAGCACTGTGACGACCGTCGACATTCAAACGGTTGTGACTGATCTCGGATCATCAGAGGTAGTCGAAACGAGAAGCAATCAAGTCGTATCGACCGTGAATCAGTCGGTATCGATTATTGAGACCGCTGAGTCTGGGACTATTGTCGAAACTGTCAGTCAATCACACGTCGTCGACAATGGTCCATCGGCTTCATCTGGCTCTGGCTTAACCCAGTCTGAAGTCGAGGCTTTGATTGAGGAGGCTCTTGTGTTTCAGAACTATCAAGTGAACGATGTCGACACTGTTTCGACAACGACGTACATCGGCAAAGCGAAGCTTGACGGGACTTGGTTAATTGAGAGAATCGTCGAGAGTGGTGACGACCTGGCGAAAGACTACGCCAATCTGTCGAACAACTCTGGATCGTCAACATACACAAGTGCATGGTCGAATAGGCTGACGCTGACATTCGGCGAGATCCAAACGCTAACGGGGGTTTAAATGTCAAAATCAAATGCAGCAGAGAACGCGGTCCTTGCCGCGATGTACGTCGGAACAGCTCTACCATGGGCAGCAAACACTGATCTATGGGCAGCGCTCTACACTTCTGATCCAGGTGAAGCGGGTTCGGCGAACACGAATGAGTGCGCCTTTGGCGGGTATGCTCGAGTCGCAATCACTCGCGCCACTGGTTTTGACTTAGCCGGCAACGTCATCTCAAACGATGCGCAAATCTCATTTCCTGAATGTACGTCAGGCACTGAGACCGTGACCCATTGTGCGATTGTTACGACGGCAAGTGGCGCTGGTACGATTCTCCACTCTGGAGCATTGAGCGCATCGCGAAGTGTTTCGTCTGGTATCACGCTCCAGTTTCCGGCTGCGACCTTCACTGTGACTGAGGATTAATGGCTGGGTTCAACGGTGTTCGTGAGATTGTGAACGCTCATCTTGCCGGGGCTGAGAAGTATACTCAGTTCCGTAAGGCGCCGTCGCAAATCACGACTGCCGGGATCTGGTTTGACTTAACTTCAAGTGGCGGCAATCCAAAGCCGTTTTACTACGCATCACCTCCGCTTGAGGCAACGGTGATGTCTCAGTCTTCAGCAAGTGGAATGCTTCACGGCGGCGACGTTTCGCCAAGCCTGAAAGTGATTCGCCGATTGCTTGTGATGTCGTCGTCAGCCACGGGCCTACCGATGCCAATGCGTCTTTGCGATTACCTTCTTTGTTAGCCGTTCTGCGACATGGGCGAAACAGAGGAGCAGGCGACTGTGAACAGCGCTGTGCTTTCTCGGTACACCGATGGCGCAGGGGTTGAGATCATGGCGGTCTTGGCGGCGGCAGGAGCAGGCGACCAGACATTCCGAGTTCGGTACACGAACCAAGACGGCGTTGCCGATAGGTTCACATCAACCGTCATCATGAATACAGCAACGGCTGTTGGCTCAATCATAAGCGGTCAGAACGCGAAAGCGTCAGCCGCAGGTCCTTTCTTGCCACTTCAAGGAACCGATACCGGAGTCAGATCAATCGAAGGTGTTCAAATGATTTCAGGTGCCGACGTCGGCCTGTTCCATTTGGTTCTAGTAAAACCTCTTGCGTCGATTCAGGTCATAGAACAAACGGCTCCGGTCGAGGTTGACTATCTCACGATGCAGGCAAGTGCTCCGGTAATTAAAGACGGCGCTTATTTGAACTTTATATGTCTACCGAACGGCTCGCTTTCTGGAGTCAACATCCATGGCGAGCTAACGACACTTTGGAACTAAGGAGACTTCATGGCTGGCTTTACATCAATCGACGACTTCATTCAGGAAGCCACGGTCAACGGCAAGTTCACCGCGCTGACTGGAACAAGAACATGCTGCCGACATCGGCGGCTGTTGCTGGTGAATGGTCGTGTCTTGCAAACGGCGGCGGCAATCCTGCGGCTGGAACGATCTATAACTCAGGCACTAACTTAGCGTTTCAGGCCACGAGTGATTCAACGGCAGGTGCTGGCGGAATCCTGCATGGTGGTAACGTCTCAACTGACACGAAGCACATCGTAAACGCGTCGGCTTTCAGTGCCGCTGCTACCACGATGCCATCGGTATTGATGCTGATCGACCTTCTCGGATTCTACCGAGTGACGTCGGTAACAACGACCGGGAACCAAGCGACAGACAACACGGTTACACTACCACGCTATACAAACGGCGCCGGAGTCCAGGCCTTCGCATTCAATAACTCAACGACTGCGATGGGCGCTGCAACGCCAAACCTTTCGATCACGTACACCGATCAGGATGGGAACACCGGTGCGACAACGCCGACCACTTTGCCGGCGTGTAAGACCGCCGCAGCAAACGGCTTGATTATGTACTCCGGTACTGGATCGGGAAAGTATGGCCCATTCATTCCACTAGCAAGCGGTGACTCTGGAATCAGAGCGATCACTCAGATCAACTTGTCGGCGTCGTATGTGTCAGGTACTTTGTCGGTCGCTCTTTGCAAACCTCTCATCACGATGCCAATGACGACGATTGGTGTGGCGGCTGAGCGTGACTTCCTAAACCAAGTCCCATCATTGCCTCGTGTGTACGACGGCGCAAACCTTCATTGGTTGATCTATCACGGGGCAGCGACGCCAGTTAACTCGGCATTCTACGGTCATCTTGACTTCGCGTGGGGTTGATCTGTGGCATTGATTGGCAACTATTCAGTCTTAAATAAGACAGCGGGCAGTTTCATCACTGGCCCGTCGATTGCCGATACTCGTGCGAACTATAACAAGGCAAACCGAATGCGGCGGGCCTTTCTTTCGCTTCCGACATACTCGTCAATACCGATGGGCTATGAGCCTCCAGGGTCTTGGCTGATCGCGCAGAAAGGCGGCGGCCTTTCGTCGTTCACACAGATCCGCGGCAGCGCTACGGTCTCAGCGTCACCGCTTAATGTTCGATTGAGCGCTGCTGATTTAACTGGAGATGGCACGGTCGCGAGCGCAGCACTTAGTCAGTTGATTCAAATGGCTGCTGACCTTAACGGCCAAGGTCTCATCACAGACGCTGAGCTTGCTGCTGTTTCAAGTCTTGCTGCCGCACTGAGCGGAGTCGGCACTATATCGTCACAGCTTAGCGCGCTTGTTCCTATGGATGCCGCGCTATCTGGACTCGGTGCAATCGTTGCGAACCTTAAAGGCAGCGGCCGGCTTGGTGCCGACATCACGCCGTTTACTGATTTGAGTCCTGAGAATTTGGCGGCCGCCGTGTGGGATAAGCAACTGTCAGATCATCAAGACGTAGGCACGGCCGGTAAAGCGTTGACCGATGCCGGCGCGGCTGGGAACCCTTGGTCGGCAGAGCTTACGTCAAATATTGATCCTGGAACTTTTGGCGAACACGTTCAAAAGCTTTTAACCAAGATATTCTATCTGGGGTCAAAATGACATTCTCATTAAATCAAATCGATTGGTTCGCTGGGTTGACTGCATGCATCGCATTTATCGTTTGGCTCGTGCGTCTAGAGGGACAGGTCGGGTTCCTAAAGAAGCAGGTTGACGAGCTCACAATCAAACATGACGCTTTGGATTCGCAACTTGTTCAAAAGCTATCACGCCTCGAGACTGCAATCGCTAGAATCGAAGGGTACTTGAAAGCAAAGAAAGAAGGATAATAGTCATGGCGAAAGAATTGAAAGAATCAAAAGAGATCCTGTTGGCAGTTGCCTATGTCGGCGTCAAAGCAATCCAGGCTTACAAGCAAGCGAAGGCTGATGACAAGATCGACCTAAGCGACGTTGGTGTTGCGTTTGGTTTCTTGATGGACCCAGTCTTGAAGGCAAAGGTTGAAGCTGCAATCGAAGGCGCTGACAAACTCGGCGAAGACTTCGCAGGTGCAAACATCTTCGACATCGTGAAAGCGCTTGTTGAAGTTGAGCCGCAAGTGATGGAGCTCGTGAAAGAGATCGAAGGACTCAAGGCTTAACCGATGTCTTACCTGAAGATCATTCTCGAAATTGCAAAGGCTCTGCCTACCATCTTCGAACTTTGGAAGAAGTGGGAAGTCGCCAAACTGCGCCGTGAACAGGAACGCGAAGCGGACCGCAAGAAACAGCAGATCGAGGATGGAATCAATTCAGGAAACTCGCTTCCTCTCGAGGAGGCGATCGGGCATTCAACTCCTGGGCGTCCAGCAGAACATCACGCTGGCGTCCAGTCTCGACCGAATAGGAATCGATGAGATACGCCGCGTTACTTTTATGCATTTCGTTTTGCATAATCGGAGCATCAAGCTGTTCGCGAAAGAAGGATGATCTTTTTAGAAAGGTCGACGCTGACGTTTGGCTTCATGAGCAGATCCCGGCTGATCTCTGTACTGCAGAGATCTCCTCATTCGGACTTTACCGAAAGGTGATTTGCAACGAGTCGGCGCGCGTTGCTGGACTTTGCGGACCTGAAGACAAGACCTACGAAGAGTTCATTCCGTACTGTGACAAAGAGATCAAGGTCCACGTCGGTATGCATAAGGATCACTTTAAAAAGTGGGTTGACTTGGCAAAGGAACGCATCGACGAATGCTTCTGAGGTGATCGATGTCATTTTTAAAACGAGCGTTTGAATTTGTAAAACAGCTATTTAAAGCAAAGACTCCGGCCAAGCTTCCGGTTCCGGAAGCTCCAGCCCCACAGCCTGCGCCAACTCCGGCCGGACCTTTGACCCGTGAGTTTCTGACAGGTCTCTATTTGAACCTCTGTCACAATTCGAGCGGCGGGGTGACACCTTACAAAAAGATCCGCGAGACGGCTGGAAAGAACCGATCGCTTCAGCTAGACGTTTTGATCAAAGCTCAAGGCGGCAGCCTCGGTGAACCGTACTGCGTTTATGGACAGCAGCAGGCGATCGATGATCTGTGCTCAATCCTAATGCTCAAGCGCTCAAGCATCGCCATCCCAGAAGGCGGATCATCACAGCGCGTATTCAAGAAGTCTCCAGATCGATTCAAGAAGTCAAAGCCAGCACCGATGCGCCTCGTTGTTTGGCAGTACCTATCCGACCCGACACACGGTCACTTCGGAATGTGTTTGAGTGCAGCCGATACAAACGGCTCATTCCAGACATTCGAGTTCAATACAAACCCAGACCCAAGTGCCGTCGTTCGCGACGGCCAAGGGGCACACTTCGTAAACCGAAATGTATCTGGAACGCGCACGATGAAGATCATCGGCTACATTGATTTATTTGAAGCCATGATTGAAGTGGCTAAAGTCTAGGAGTCGAAGTTCCCGTCAGTCCTTGAGACGGTCACGACCTGACGCCCAGCACACTGAGCCTCGGCAGCGAGGAGATCTAACGCAAGCTCCTTGGCTTCGGCGCGTGACAACATCACAGCGAACTCCTCTTGGCCGAGGCTTACGACTATTGTCGGGACCGTCTTTCCGTTCTCGTCTCGGCCCAGTGCTACTTGAAACGCGGCGCTTTCCTTGTCCATGTGAACTCCTCAAGCCATGGCCTCCAAAGTTTCGCTAGGTCCTGATCCCCATTGGCTTCTGGCCGATGCTTCCAGAACATCGCACCACTCAGCTTGTTTCCAACTCCAAGCGTACTCGTCCCGAGAGTTTCCGGCATAGCCCAAGAATGAAAGTACCTCGCGATCAGACTGATCGGTGTCGGCATCCATCGCCACGCAATGAAATGCTGCACGACAGCGTTGTCACAGTCAGAGTCATCCGCTGTGCGTGGAACAAACCTCATCGTCTCGTGCTTCCATCGGAACGGTGCGGCATCAAACAAGACTCCGATCAGCATCAGAAGATCAGTCAAAAGAAGCATCGGCCACAGTGGAAGCGTGAGCGGGTACAGGCATCGGATCACGAGCGACGACTGGCCCAGGAGATGGTCCTTCCAGTTCGGCGCAAAGCCAAGGCGAAGAGAAAGCTTTAAAGCCGTGGCAATCAGTGGCCGCCACGCTGAAGCGAGCCTTGCCACTATAAACGCGTTTAAGAGCTGGTCTCTCGATATCCATTTCGGATCAGACCAGAACTCGGCTGCGCCCGCCCGTCCAGGATGTCTTCTCCACTCCCCGCCTCCAACGTAAAGCTGCCTCAGTGCGAACCGCGCAAACGGTTTGGCCGAGATCCCTTGCGACTCATATCCTGCACACCATGCCCCGGTCCGTTGCAATGTATCCCCGCCATCCATGTCGAGTGCTACCGGCAGACCGTTCTCGTCCTTGAACATCTAAGACCTCCGAGGCTAGCCTCTCGAAATACTATCGACCAAAGGGGAGAGCTGTGAAAGAAGTTTCAATCCGTTGTGAAGGAGCTCGTTCGATCTCAATCGATGAGCTGTTTCCGTTCCAAGACGACATCAAGACCATGAAGCCTTCGACATTAAGGAAGCTCGAGAAGGTGATCCTCGAGCAGGGGTTCTCGGAACCGATCGCGGTCTGGGCCAATAGTCCAGACGAGAAGATGTGGATCTTGAACGGGCATCAGCGCATGACGGCACTTCAGAGCTTGAAGTCGAAAGGGTACTTCATCCCACCGATACCGGTGACGATGGTCCAGGCCGAGGATGAGCAGGAGGCAAGAAAGAAGGTGCTCACTCTCGCCTCGCAGTTTGGGGACTTTGACGGGGATAACCTGGCTGAGTTTGTAGCAAAGGCCCAGCTTGATACCGAATGGATCAAAGACAATGCGAGGTTGGCTGCGGGGGATTTTAAACTTCCGATGCTGATGACTCCGGTTGACGAAGAACCGCATCCAGAGCCGGAAGCGATTCCAATTGTCCATCGCGGAGAAGTTTACATTTTGGGGAACCATCGATTGATGTGCGGGGATTCAACGTCGTCGGATGATTTTGAATTGTTGATGAATGGTTCCCGCGGCGATTTGATGTTCACATCACCGCCATACGGCGTTGGTTTGCAATACAACTCGTACAATGACAGTTTTGAAAACACCAAATCAGTCGTCGGAAAAGTCTTGACTTGTGTTCCAAAATTTGTCGATGGCTATGTGTGTCTGAACTGGGGTGACATTGTTTCCGGTCAAAAAATCAATGACACGAAGTTCCCAAGTCAATGGTCTTGGTTTCCATTGTATAACGCAAAATTGAATGAAAACGAATTCTGGTTGTGGGCACAGCGCATTTGGAAGAAACCACACGCGAAAGTCGCCGCACCGTGGTCAGCATCATCAAACCGAAATGCGACCGATTGGGAATATTTGTTCACATGGTCCAACGGTCTCCAAAAAATGAAGCGTCGGCAAAACGATTCACATTTTGGAATTGTTGATTCGTCGTTAGATGGACAGACAAATGTTTTGGAAAATCACCCGGGCGCATTCCCAATGGTTGTGGCAAAAAGAATTGTCGAAATTCACACGTTTGAAAATGCCAACGTCATCGATCCATTTTCTGGAACCGGCACAACATTGATCGCATGTGAAAAAACAAAACGGCGGGGGTTCATGATGGAAATTGACCCGTTGTATTGCGGCGTAATTATTGATCGATGGGAAAAGTTTGCAGATAAGCAAGCCATCAGAGAATCAGACGGTAGACTGTGGCTCGACATTAAAGCCGAGGCTCTTTCTACCTAGCTGGGTTCCAATCAAAGACTCGCATCTTCTGGTTCGAGTCGTAGCTCACCGTTAATTGCTGGCCGATGATTCCGTATCGGCTGGCGGTGCGCATCCATTCGCAAGGAGTGGTGCTCATGTGTGATGGAGTGATTGCGAAACCGTCAGGCGATGAAACCTGAATCGTTCCAGACTTAGAGTCGCCGCGAAGGACTGCATTGACTGAGCATCGAACAGTTCCGGTTCCAGACGGGTTCGGATAAGCGAAGATGATTGCAGTCTCTGAGTAAACGCGAACGCCGATGAGTTCCATGCTTTCATTGGTCGTTGAATCAAGCCAGTAGTCCATAATGAAGGGGGACTTTACGGCGTTGCCATTCACGAGCGCTTCTTGCTGGCCGCAACCAACCGATAGAAGTGCAATCATGGCAAGGAAAGTGAGGATCGCGATACGCAAGTCATGATCAATGTATTTCATACGAACCCGCCTTTCTGACGGTGACGAACAATCGAGGCAGCAATCTCAAGAGGATCGCGGCGAAAGAGCTTTGAGACCAATTCAACCAGAAGTGTTCCAGCCTGGAGATCGATGTTAAGCCAGTCCTTCTCTTTGATTTGAGGGTCGTGCTTTGCGATAAAGTCGACAGCCTCTCGGTAGCTTGGTCTTGGGTACGGATCGCGCTTTACTTTCTTTGCCTTCTTCATTTTTAACCTTTCGCCTTGGCGATCAGGGCCTCAATTTCCTTTCTGAAAGCATTCGTGTCCTCACGATAATGGGACTCATCGTCTGACGCTTGTGCTAAGTCTACTAAGAACGGCAAAGCTTGCTCGAGCGCCTTAAGCATATCGGGGGCAGCAGCAAACAAATTCGCGTTAGAGACGTTATCTAAAAACGATATTGTGCCGCAATCGAGCATAGCTAGTTCTTTACCGTCACGTGTCTCTATCATCGCGCATACGCCATTGGTTCGCGTTTTAACTGTGTACGGCCCGGGTGTGTGACTCATTTCATACCCCTTAAAATCTTTCTCAGATTTTCAGCCATGCCCCAGGCGCCCATCGCCTCGAGCCTTTGGATCATTGTGTGAAGCCGTTCAACTGATTCGCTCATGGTCATCTCTCCCTTGTGTGAAACCAGTATCGCACAGCAGGATAGAAGTTGCCAGTAAAGTTGCCAGTAATCCCAATTTGAGACAGCCATGCGTATATTCGAGATGAGGTCGAATAGGTTTAAGGTCGTGACAGATCTTGTAAGATTTACTCGGTGCACCGTGAATTTATTTCAATGGCTCAGAGCGAAAGACCTTACCCTCCCCTTTCGGGGAGGGTTGGATGTGTTTGGCGCAACATCTCAAGGAATGGCTCAAACTACGGCGGCTAACTCTTAACCGCAAGTGAAAACCATTCCTTGAGATGCGGCACAGCACTGGTCGCCGGTAATAGTCTCGAGTTCAAACAAGGCCGCCGATCAGTACGACAGAGAGGAACCCGCAAGGGGGAACCCAGAGCCCATCAGAGCGACGAGCGATGACGAAGGGACAGGGAGCTAATTCTCGGCTTGAGTGATGCGAGTGACTCGCTATCAACGCTCACCGCTTTGTCGTAACGCTGAAACCAAAAACTGGTAGTGGGATCACTACGTCCTGAATCAACCACGATCTTTGTAAAGCGGGTCTTATTGTTCCCGTTTCACCGAACCGTTCTCCACGACCTCCACACTGATCGGCCGCGCGGGGGCCGGTCACGAGCCCCATAAGCGCAGGCCGTTTCAGTGGTGGTGGGCGGTGGGGAACAGTAGTAAACCAGTCATTCTTCAATCCCTACCGCGCTCCGCTTGGTTTGCTTGCGAGCTCGAGTACGAGCATCGCCAAGCGTGACGCAATGAAATACAAAATTAATCCTTTGAAAATGAAATGAAATGCGGTATCGAGGAAAGGCATACCGGGAGGGGTCATGTTCAATTACATATCGATGGCGCTGATAGCGCTGTCACAGATCGCATTGATAATCACGCACGTCAGGTTTCAGAAGTTGGTTGTTCGTTTTCTCGCCAATGTCTCAAAGACCGAGGACCTGATCCATCAGGTCGTTGAAGATCACGATCAAAGAATCAAGAAACTAGAATCACTCATTTAAAGGAGAATGCGTTGAAGCTCACAGAGTTCGGGCAGAGGCTCGAGACAATCCAGAAACAGAAGTACATCAGTGACCGAGACCTTTCGCGAAAGCTTGGAATCGCTCAACCAAACATCAATCAGATCAAATACTACACAGCACGCCCAAGGCTTCAGACAATCAAGAAGTACGCAAAGGCCCTTGGCGTTGACTTCGCTGAGCTTGATACCGCCAACGATCCAATGGTCGCCGGTCACGTAAAGATCTGGATGACGGTTGAAGTTGGGAGCACGTCGAGAAAGATCAGGGTTCTATGACGACAAGCCAATCAACCGACATCGTCATAACCGTTACGATCCCACGTGAGCAGCTTTATAGCGATAGCTCAGTCAATGTATTTGATGAATTGCTTGAAGCTTACAATAAGCTCGAGCGAAAGTTTGAGCGGTGCAAAGTCCAGCGAAACGCACTCGTCGTATTCCCAGGACTTAAGAACTCAATAGAAGAGCTCGATGAAGAGTTAGCGAGGATCACATGAAACTCTTCTACCCAGGTGACACCGTTGACTGGACTCCGAAGATGTCTCGTCGTGGACTTAACGGTCTCCCCGCCGCGAAAGAAACATGGACCTGCAAGATCGTTAAAGGCCCATGGCCCAAAGACGGGTACGACTCCTACCAGATCAAGTCGATCAAGTACCACACGATTCACCATGTGAATGTTGATGACCTGATCCTAGTGAGGCGGGGATGAAAGAACCAGACGATAAGCAATACCAGCTTCGCTTGAGTCTTGTGGTCGATATCGTTGAGCGATTGACTGCGACCATTGAGAAGCTTCAAAGCCGAGTTGATCGCCTTGAGTCAAATGAACTTAAAAGGCAGATCAAAGATCTTCAGCAACAGAGCGCAACTAGACTACCAAAGGGGAAGAGATGAAGTCGTTTCTTTTAAAGACTGGACTTAGAGATGCGGTCGACATCTTCTCAGGCTTTACTTCGGCGCGAGAAACGAAGACTCAAACGAACTTTAAGGAGGGGGAAAATGAAGTATTGAATAGCCTAGCGACGGCGATCGCAATGGCAGAGGGAAAGAAACACCAGGCATCAATCGGTGATATCAGAGAGATCTTGAGAATCATTGTCGAGTTCGAGGCTAGTTCTATGATGTCTCGCGGAGACAGTCCGCTTTTGGCATTGCGATCGATAGCAATTGAGCGTGCGACAAAGAAGATTATTACTGGCGGGGTATCATGTGCGAAGCAAGGAGAAGCCAAGGTTTCAAAAAAGAATAAGGTCAAGGCAAGAAGAAATTGCAAGGCTAAGCGTAAAGGTTGAGGAGCTCGAGACATTGATGCGAAAGCGTGAAGCCGAAGGCGCTTCGAGAACTGAGCTTGATCGTCTTTACATGAGACTCCGAGAACGAAAGAACGATCTCTTTAGTTGGGGGATAGTCGGTGTGTGACATGATATTAAAATGATTTTGACCTCCCCGCTCGTCAGCACTGGAAGCTGTAGCGCAACAGAGAACAGGCACGGGCGGAGAGGTCTTTTAATTTGAGGTACCACTGACGCTGAGTCCGTCCGGACCATATCCTGTAACCAATCAGGTGGCAGAGCCGGGTAGCGCACACAAGGATCAGAGCTGGCCCAATGCGTGGCCCCGGCAACACGGGGCACTTGAGAGGAGTGAGGGATGAAAGACAAAGTTTTATTCAGCGTTACACAAATCACAGATGACGACACAGGTGTTTGGACGGTTGGTGATTTAGATTTCTCCATTCACGTCGGAGCACTGGATGACTATCTTCGGTCAGCGCCGATTGAAAAGCGCAACAAAATATTTGCGATGATGGGGACTCTTAATTGCATCATTGATAGGTATGCTCGAGATCTTCTGCCTAAAGATCAGGGCAGCGCAGGCGGTTCGTAATGAACATAATCCAAGCGAGAGAAGCGGCGCTGGAAGGCAAGACGGTGATTAGTCCGAGTGGGCTAAAAGCTACCGCCGTTGATTTCAAACACTTCGACGACTGGACAAGAGAAGACATTTTCGGCGAGTGGCGCGAGAAACGCGAGCCAAGAGTGCGCTGGATGAACGAGTATTCGAATGGATTCGGGGAGCAGTCGTTCATTTCAAAAGAGTCCGCCGACAAGAACGCCTGCAAAGACCGCATCGCGTGCGTGAAATTTATTGAGAGTTTAGATGACCAAGCGTGAACGACTCGACGGGCTGATGCTAATACTCACTATATTTTTCCTTGTGTTCATCGGCATAGTTTTAGCTTTGTGCGCCTTGCGCGGCATATTACTTATTGTCGATTTGTTTTTCTTAGGGGTGCTGCCATGAAGCATGAAGAGTTTTTGAAGCAGGTGAAGGAGCGGGCATCGAGCGGGAACCAATTTATAATGTGTTCCACTCCAAAAGAGGTGCTTAAGCTCATCGCGATAATCGAGAAGTTGAAGGAGCAACGCAGCCGAGAGTATGCATACGACTCTCGAACTAGGGCCGGTATCATTCTTGGTGACGATAAAGAACTCGACGAGATTGTGGGGTTGGGATGAGTAATTCCAAGCATGACGAACTGAAATTGAAAGTCAGAAAGCTTATTTACGCGGTTCATCTATTCGAGAAAACAAATTGTCGAGGATCGTATGTCGTGGCGGCGTACCATCATCCCGATTCTATAACGTGGCGATGGTCGATATGGTACTCACTACCGCGAAAGTTATTTGTGTTGCCAAAGCTGCAATACTATTCAACGAACGGCTATGGGTATCTGAGTTTGAATGTGCCAATTTTTGGAAGCATTTCGCTCAACACTCAACCGTCTATGTGGAGAGACGAGATTGTGGGGCATGGATGAGCTATACAAACGTGACGGTGCCTGAGATGTTCGACCGCAGCCGTGAACTCAATGAGTCAATTGAGATGCGTGACCTTCAAATAAAACAACTCAACAGGCGAATTGAACAGTACGACCAAATATTGGACAACATTCCAAAGGCCATCGAAGAATTTGGATATGTTGATCTAAGTTACGACATGGGTCGAAAGACAATCAGACTTGTGGGAGCCAAGCCATGACCGACTTAACGAAGCAGCTAGAACAGGCGTTGAAGTTTGACCGTTGGGCCGGAATGAAGACCGACTATGTCGACGGTCGCATATTTGAAAACGCACGACTCGCACCACTCCACGCAGCCCTCCTGAAATGCGTCGAGGCGCTGGGATTTTATGGCGATAAAAATAACTGGAATCGAGACCTCGACGGGTGGAGACACGACATCGTAGAAAAGGATCTTGATGATGAGACTTTAAATAGATGGGACGGTAGATTCTCAGGCAGGCGAGCACGAGAAGCCCTCGCCGACCTACGCAAGGCACTTGAAACAGTATCACGATAAGAAAGTAGGACGAATGAGCAAGCCTTTGACAGACTGGGAAGTAGCAAACGAACTCGTTTCTATTTCTGATTACATGGCCGAAAGAATTGCGGACTTCAGGCTCACTCATCCAGAAGTGTTTGTATTCGTTCAAGAGCGGCGCTTACAGATCGGTGACTATTTCAACCGAATGAACACCCACGGTTTTGGTATCGCTTCACACGACAACGAGAAGAACGTCAGGCATCGCGATGCGGTCATCGCCAAGCAGGCGAAGGCGATTGAGGTCCTCAAAGCCTGCATCTTGAAAGAGGACAAGAGGTGCGGCATTTGGCACGATGGCAGGAAAGCGATTGAACAGGCAGAATCAATTGAGCGAGGTGAGGCGTGAAATACAGAAAGAAACCCGTTGTCATTGAAGCCGTTCAATATAACGGAAACAATTGCTTTGAAATTTTGAAGTTTATGGGTCGAGCGAGCGACATTTGGGAAGGCGATATTTTGCCTTGCGATATTCCTGTCATCTATACGCTTGAGGGTGATTTAGCCGCCAGTGTTGGCGATTGGATCATTAAAGGAATCAAGGGCGAGTTTTATCCATGCAAGCCGGACATCTTTGAGGCCACCTATGAGCCAGCATGACGGCAACATTCACGTCATTCCAGCCGAAGGCACAATGGAGCACGTCGAAAGCAAAGATTGCTGGTGTGAGCCGACTCTCGTCCAGGCAATTGATGACGAGCACGACAAAGAAGTGTGGGCCCACAAAGGATATGAGGAGCTAGATCAATGAGGCTCTTATGAGGGAGGCTTTGAAATAGCTTCACTCGGTGCGCCGACAGTTGGCCTGGCGATACGTTTACGGTAGTTCTGCCGCAATATATCGGGAGGATTCATGTTTCAACAGGCAAAGAGACAGCAGGCGTTTTTAAAGATGGCACTCACTGGACCAAGCGGATCTGGTAAAACGATGAGCGCCCTTCTTATGGCAAGCGGATTAGGAAAGAAGATAGCGGTTCTGGATTCTGAGAACGGATCGGCAAGCCTATACTCGTCAGCAGTCGAGTTCGATACCGCTCCATTGTCACCGCCATTCACTACAGAGAAGTATATCCAAGCAATCCAGTTCGCCGAGAAGAACGGATACGATGTTCTGATTATCGATTCACTGACGCACGCGTGGTCTGGTCCTGGAGGTCTGCTCGAACAGAAAGAGCAGATGGATTCAAGGGGCGGTAATTCATTTGCGAACTGGGCAAAGATCACTCCAAAGCACAACGCGTTGATGTCAGCAATCCTGCACTCAAAGGTTCACGTCATCGCCACAATGAGATCTAAGCAGGACTATGTCCTTGCTGATAAGAACGGGAAGCAAGTTCCACAGAAGGTAGGTCTTGCACCACAGCAGCGCGAAGGTGCTGAGTATGAGTTCACAACGGTTCTAGATATTGCGATGAACCATGAGGCCGAGTCGTCTAAGGATCGAACTGGCCTGTTCGACGGGAAGCTGTTCAAGATCAGTAAAGAAACAGGTACTGCAATTAAGAACTGGCTTGATAGCGCTGAGCCTGTTCCGGTTGAACCAAAGAAGGCCGAGGTAAAGCCACCGCTACCAGCAGCACAGCCAAAGATCGAAGCTGATCCATCGTTATACACGCGCAAGGATATGTTTGATCTTGCGATCAAGCGTGGCTGGCACAATGACGTGTGCAAGCGATTCATCGCCGCCACATTCAAGAAGACAAACTCGAACGAGCTCACTCAAGCCGAGATCGTTCACATGATCACGTTCATAAAAGAGATGAACGGCTTCGAAGTTACACAGATGTTGGACAGCAATGATCAGCAGGCTATTGCTGACAGCCAGCCAACGGAAGAAGTTCCATATTGACCGATAGTGATCAAGCCTCCACGATCTGGTAAAGACGTGGAGGTTCAAGATGAGATCACTGCTTAAGAAGCTAGCGCTCAAAATACTTTCAACCTATCCAGTTCAATTCTTTCTGTCGCGTATCCTACCGCGAATTCGATTCTCAACATCACCGCCAGAGATCACCGGCCAAGAATGGCAAAGCTTCATTGCGATGATCAAGCCTGGCGATCTCGTCTTCTCTGTCGATCGTTCAAAGCTTTCGTCTGTGTTGATTCCTGGAGAGTGGGATCATGTCGGCATCGTTTCAGAAGACTCGATGATAGTTGAGGCCCACTTTCCGAAGGTTAGAAAGATCCATCCATTCGACTTCTGCCACACGTCCGACGCAGTCGGAGTGCTTAGACCATTACCTGCAACAGCCGCGTCAATTGCATCTCGGTGCGACAGCTTCATTGGTATTGGATACGATACGCTATTCAGGAAAGGAGCTGAGTCGCTTTATTGCTCTGAGCTTGTTTGGCAGTGCGATCAAGATAACACACTTGGCTTTGATACTTCGGACGCCGTAGGCCTTGGCATCGAATACCTGTCGCCAGATGGTCTGTGGGATTCAGTGAACAATATCGGCCGCACGAGGATAGGTGAGCTAGATGGCATTCAATAAGTTCGGACGTGGTCGAAGGCGCGTGCCTGGAGAGATGAACAAGACTGAGGCTGCGTACGCCATGCATCTCGAAGCTCAGCGCCGGCTTGGTCTGATTGAATGGTTCAACTACGAAGGCATAAAGCTGAAGCTCGCTGACAAGACGTTCTACACCCCGGACTTCGCAGTGATGATGCCTGACGGGATGATTGAACTACACGACGTGAAGGGTACGACCAAAGACAAGGTGACCAAAGAGTCGAAGCCATTCGTTCACGATGACGGGTCAACCATCAAGATCAAGATCGCAGCAAGCCTCTATCCACTGCAGTTCGCCACCGTGTGGCTCGATAAGCTCGAAGGATGGAAGCAGATTCGTTATTGACAGACATTTTAAGACAGATTGCAATTCTTCCAATAAACCATTGGAGGTTCTACAATGTCTGTCCAAGACAAAAAGGCAGCGAGTCGAGAAGTCAGGATCACAAGTGCTGAGCGCGTACCGGCGAAGACTGTTACGAAGTCAGAAGATGCCGCGCCGCCGCAATCAATCATGCCGTTTAAGCGTGGCGCGCAAGCGGTAACTCATCACCTGTTCAAGGCTGAGGTCGCTCAGTTTTTAAAGAACGATTCATTCAAGAAGGATAACCCTCTCTTGATCCCAATGGAGCACGCGCACATCTATCACAGTTGTGATTCTCTCGGTCGTCCGATTGCGCACACTGGTTTTGTAGGCGGCCACTGCCACGAGGTAAAGATCACCGACCAGCCAGACGGATCGATCTCGGTTGAGTGCGGACCTCCGCTCAAGAAAGAAGTGTTCAAGGGCCGCGACGGCCGGAAGAAGACTCGCTTTGTTCCCGTCAAGTTCTTCGATAAGTACGCAGGAGAAGACGACGAGAGCGCTACTGGCGGCGAGTGGAAGGTTGATGCCCACACTCACAAGCTCCGCTACATTGGAACCGAGACATGGTCTGGCGAAGAGATGATGGCTCGCGGCGGTCGCAAGGTAGCTCCGATGGACGATGGTCTTGCTGGGCTTCACGCGACGATTCAAAAGGCTGGCGTTTCTATCACCGAATAGTTAAAACTGAATAGCCGACTGGTCTGCGTCGTGGTCGTGATCTCTCCCGATTCCAACACACGATGCGGACTCAGTTCTGGCATTCTCTCCAAAGATCAAACGGGGGAGTCATGGATATCATCTCGACAAGTGCCACGGGCCGAGTCGTTTCACGACACATTGAAGACATCTTTAAAACCAAGCCAGAGCTTGCAAAGTTCTTTCTCAATCATCCGAAGCGGACGAACCTTGAGATGGCACTCGCGAAAGGCCTTCAAGGCGCTGACGCCCGCAAGGTCTTAAAGCATGGGCCAGAGCACATCGACGAGGTCTCTAGAGAGATCGTCCGGTTCTGGTGCCAGACGATGCTTCAGATCCATGAGCACAGCCTCCTTTCGCAGAACGAGAAGCGTCGGCTTGAGACTGAGTCTCGCCAACTTGAGGTAGCTCAAGACACAGTTCGCGACATCGTTTCAAACATTGATGAGGACGACTTCGACCTTCAGGAGATCTGATGTCACACAGTCGCCGGTCAAAGTACAAACCGAAATACTGCGCGATGCTGATCAAGTCGGCAGAGAGTGGCGAAAGCATCTCTAAGTTCTGCGCCGACATAGGCATATCGATGCCGACGTTCTATGAATGGACCAAGGTCCACGAGGACTTTGATCACGCCCATGAGATCGCTGTTGCCAAGGCTGTGGCCTTCTGGGAACAGCTCGGGATCAACCTCATGATCGGGCGCCCGCTTGATCCTGGCTCGAAGAGCAAAGGCGATCGCCACGTCTGGATGTTCTTTATGCGCAATCGATTCCGGTCGGCTGGTTATGGAGACGATGACGCGTTCTCGTACGAGAAGAACGACGGATTCGATGTCTAAGGTCCACATAGATTACGAGAAGCTCCCGTATCAAGACGAGTTCCACGAGGCTACAGAGACCTATGACATTCTCTCGGCTGGATACGGGGCCGGGAAGACCTATTCGCTTTGCATGAAAGCGCTAAGGCTAGGGACGATGAACTTCGGTCTCCCCGCCGGCATCCTCTGTCCAGACCTGAAGATGTTTAAGCGTGACGTCCTTCCTACGTTCGAAGCTATCGCCGAGAAGAACCAGTTCAAGATCAAGTTCCGGCAGAGCTTCTCTGAGCTTCTGATTTATCCATCGAAGACCAAGTGCTTAGTGTTCCACGCTGAAGATGACGGCAGATCTATTCGCGGACCTAACCTTGCGTGGGGAATCGTTAACGAGGTGACGCTTGTATCAAAGGCAGCATTCGACGCATTCGATGCGCGCATTCGTTTGAAGCAAGCAAAGCTCCCACAGATCGCAATGAGCGGTACGCCAGAGGGATTCAACTGGTTCTACAGAGACTTCATCGAGCGCCATCGCGAAGACGCCCGCGTGGTCTATGGCGACATGAGACAGAACCCCCACCTCCCAGACACCTACGCCAAGCGACTCATGTCGCAGTTCGATCCCGTCGCAGCGCAAGCCTACGTCGAAGGTAAGTTCGTCAACATGGTCGGCAAGACCGCCGTTCATTCGTTCTCAAGAAAGAAGCATGGGGTTCGCGGCACAACTGTTGACCGAGCATTCCCGATCTGGATCGCTGTCGACTTCAACGTCGACCCAATGGCCGCAAGCATTTGGCAGCCGATTCCAATCGGAAGCGGCCGGCACAAGCTCATCGGAGTCGGAGAAGTCAAGATTCGTGACGCGTCTACTTACACATTATGTACTGCGTTAACAGAATGGCTCAGATCTAACTCACCGCAATATGGATTCCGGGCTGAGGCTCTTTACAAAGACGTGACGGTTTACCCTGACCCCGCGGGCAATGCTCGGTCTACGAAGTCAGATATGTCTGACCATGCGATCTTGCGTGAGTGCGGTTTTGAGAACCTGAAGTTCAAGAGACAGCTTTCAGTTCGCGGTTGTATCAACGCTCTCAATACGAAGCTCCACAAGGGAGAGATAGAGATTGACCTCGACAAGATGCCAGAGACGATCGCGGATCTTGAGCAAGTGGTCTGGCGTGATGGTACATTCGAACTCGATAAGCGCGACCAGAACCGTACGCACTGGCTCGACGGTTTAAAGAACATGGTCGATTTTGAGTTCCCGATCGGCGAAGGCCGAGGCGGATGGAGAGAAGACAAGATCAGGTGATTGACCGAAAGCCATGACGGGCCAATCATCAACACGGTGAGGTGATCGATATGCGTATGTTCAACGATGAAGACATTCTGAGCCAAGCCTTCCGAGCGAAGGTAATCGAGCAGATCAAGTCCCAGCCGAACCAGGCCCGAAAGCTCGAGGCTATGAAGCGCCAAGACTGCTACCGTGACAACACGATCAAGTGGGTCATGAAGTCTTTGAAGGAGCTCAACCTTCGACAAGAGACTCTGGACCTCATGCAGAACCACGCATCGAATATCTCGATCGTTAAGAAGGTGATAGGCAAGAAGGCCCGTTGCTATCGTGGCGGTGTTCTACGTGGAACAGATGATGAGTCGACCACGACCAAAGTAATGGCGCTCGCGTCAGTCTTGAACTCAAACGAGTATTTCAAGAAGGCCGACAAGCAGTCAGAGCTTCACAATAATTCTCTTGTCGTGACACTCCCTTCAAAGACTCCAGAGGGCCGCGTCCGTTTGAACACGACTGTTCTTGGCCCATGGCAGTACGACGTTATCGAAGACGCTCGCAATCCAGAGAAGATCGGCTGCCTCATCCTGTCTGAGTGGAACGAAAAGGGTACCGGCCACAGCTTCAACCATGACCAGATCCAGGCACTTGATCAGTCGACGTCATCAGACGACCAGATCATTGCGCGCGGTCCATTCAACGCTGATCCAGACGATGGCGAGACATTCATTTGGTGGACTAACACCTATCACTTCACAACGAACTCAGCAGGCGCGGTCATCGCGAAATACTCACCGCAAGATTCTTTGAACCCGATCAAGATGATCCCAGCGACATCGATCGATAAGAACCAGGACGGCAACTATTGGGGAGCTGGCGGCGAGGATCTCGTTGACGGTGCCGTGCTCGTCAACCTTCTTTGCTCAGACATGAATCACATCATGTACATGCAGGGGTGGGGCCAGCTCGTCATCAGCGGTTCAAACATTCCCGAGACATATCAAGTAGGTCCTGGCGTTGCGCTCATTCTCAAGGTTAACGAGGGAATGACTGCTCCAACGGTTGACCTTCTTACTCACAACCCGCCGATCGATTCATGGCTCAAGGTAATCGAGCAGTATGTCGCAATGCTTCTCACAACCAATGAGCTGTCGACTTCATCGGTCGCGATGAGCCTCGATGCTTCGACGTTCCCGTCAGGCATCGCGATGCTGATCGACAAGTCTGAGTCGACAGGGTCAATCGAAGACAAGCGCCACACGTTCGCCCAGGCTGAGCGTCGGTACTGGAAGATCGTATCCAGTTGGCTCAACGCCTACGCTCGCTCAACGACACCACTCGACAATGAGTTTGCAGCGATTGGTCCGATCCAAGAAGACATCGAAGTCAACGTAAGGTTCCAAAGCGAGGAGCAGGTCGTTACCGAGAAGGAGAAGCTCGAGATCCTGAAGATGCGTAAAGAGATGGGTCTTGCGACTCAGCTCGACATCATCAAGGCCGACAACCCATCGATGACTGACGACGAGGCTCAGAAGAAACTTGAGCAGATCAAAGAAGACATGAAGCTGGCGGTAGTCCAGGCGTCTGATGTTGCTGACAAGATGACTCCAAGCAAAGACGAAAGTAACTCACAACCGGAGTAGGTGAGTGGCGATCAAGAAGGTAGCTTTCGAGTTTGATCCATTCGACGAACTTGGCATCACGCCTCCAAAGTCTAGGGCCGAAAGGCAAGAGGCTCTGGAGCGCGTGGCTGAACTCGTTAAGACCGAGGTCCTTGAGTTCGTAGGCGACGGCAAGAGTCCAGTCCAGGGCGGGCCATGGAAGCGCGGTCTGTCTCCAGAATACAAGAAGCTGAAAGGCCAAGAATCAAGTGCCACGTTCGCCAACATGGAACTCACTGGAGAGATGCTCGACGCTCTCAATGCAGTGGTGAAACGTGGCAACAAGATCTCTCTCGAGATCACCGGCTCTCAAGCTCCAAAGGCTGACGGTCACAATAACCACTCCGGCGACTCTTCACTTCCAGAGAGGCGATTCATTCCTAAGGACGATGAGACGTTCAAGAAGTCGATTTGGTCTGACGTTAAACGCATCCTTCAAGAATACGAGGATGAGTGATGTCGTCGGCACGCGATCGGAAGTTTAAGTCGGATCTTCAAAAGGCCATCAAAGACACGGTCAAAAAAGATCTCGACCAGAAGATAACCGAAAGCGACCTGACCTCAATCGGTGAGCGCGTGATCAGCAAGATGAAACAGCAGATCGCTCGCGGCATTTCGCCAATCATGGAGTGGGGCCGGTTCCCAGAGTACAAATCAAGAACAGCCAAGCGATCGGCAAAAGAGACTCGCCGACTCGCAAAGAATCTTGGTCGCGCAGCCAAGACCACAAGCAATCGTGAGATCAAGAAGCAGATCAGAGCACGAGCTAAGACGCTGCGCGGTATTGCGAAAGGCCAATCAAAGAAGGGTTACCCTGACAACCTTCCCGAGATCGTAAAGATCGCGACCGGGAAGAAAGCTCGGCCGGTGAACTTGAAGTTGTTCGGTGACTTCCTTGATGCGCTTGAAGCTAGGGTGTTCAGCAAGAAACTGCACATCGGGTACTTCGACAAAGACCAAGAGGTCAAAGAGAAGGGTCACCGCGAAGGTGCAAACGGCCAGTATCCACGCCCAACAATCCCAGATCAGAACGAGCGATTCAATGCTTCGGTCCAGGCCGAGCTTCTCAAGGCGATTGACCAAGTCCTAAAAAAGCGTCTGTAATCTTTACAAATCAATCCCTATCAAGGAGTATTTGTTTGGACGATCAGAACAAGACGCCCTCCGGCACAGATCAAAACACCGGCGAAGCTAACCAGAACGAGCAGCTTGCACTTGAACAAAAGCCACCAGCCGAGACGACTGATGGCCTGAAGCTCGCTCTGCTCAAGGCAACGAAAGACCTGGAAGCTGTAAACAAGAAGCTGCAAGCCGCTGAAGCCGCAAAGCTCGAGGCGTCTGGTAACTTCAAGAAGCTCTGGGAAGACGAGCGAAAGCGCGTCGAAGAACTTGAGGGGAAGCTCAACAGAAACACGGCAGCATTCATCGAGACTCAAAAGCGCACGACGCTCAAAGATCAACTGATCAAGGCGGGGATGCGAGCAGACGCGATGAAGCTAGCAGACACCATCGGCACCGATGGTCTTGAAGTTGAGGTCACAGACCAAGGCTTTACAGTGCTAGGCGCTGACACCGTTGTTTCAAAGATGCGCCAAGAGTTCCCGTTTATGTTCTCGCAAGCTGCGCCGAACGTGAACACTGGAACCGGCAACGCACAGGCAGCAAGCGGACCCTTGTCAGGCAAGGATCTTCTCGCGGTCGAAAAGAAGTTCGGATCAGGCTCCAAAGAATACCGCGAAGCGGTCATGACCTTTATGGGGCAGAAGAGAAAATAAATCTCCCAAGGAGGGATAATGGCAGACGCATTCATGAAAGCAGACGTTGAACTCGCGGCAGCAATTCCAGAGATCTGGTCGGCGGCATTCTACCCGATACTTCTCGAGAAGCTTCCGTTCGCATCTTCGGTAGCGATGGACTACCAGGGCGAGATCGCTAACCTCGGCGATACCGTCAACATCACATCGTTCCCTCAGTTCGACGAAGCTGAAGAGATCCTCGAGAGTCAGGCTGTTGAAGCCGAGGCGTCGACGCTGACAAACATCCAGCTTGTCATCAACAAGCAGCTCGCGAAGGACTTCATTATCACTAAGAAGGCTGACCTCCAGTCTCTCGAAGTGATGAACGCACTACGCGACTTGGCTCTGCACTCGATCTTAAAGAAGATGCAGAAGATCATCATCGCTGCCATCGTCCCTTCGACAAGCCCCGACCACACGATCGCTTACACTTCTGGAACAACTCTTGCGCTGGCTGACATCTTGGCCGCGAAAGAGCTCCTGGATAACGCGGACGTTGAAGAGGGTGGCCGCAACATGATCCTCGGCGCAGCTCAGTTGAACGATCTGTTCAACATCAGCGGCGTGACTTCAACTGACTTCGGTCAGATGGGTTCACTCTCGAGCGGTCAGATCTCGAAGCCGATCATGGGATTCAATGTGAAGTGGACTTCTGAGGTTGGCAATACTGCCTACTTCATGCATCCGCTCGCAATCGAGATGGCAGTTCAGCAAGACCCGACTCCTTCCGTTCACGATCTCGGCGTCAGCGGTATCCGCGCGATGCGCGTGAACATGGAAGTTATGTTCGGTCTGAAGCAAGCTTCTGATCTCCGTGTGGTAACAGTAGCCTAACCAAACCAGTCAGTAGGCCCGGACTACTCCGGGTCTTTGTTCTCAGTTTCAAACCCAAATACAGGAGAGTTAAAAATGAAGTTCGTTATGATCTTGATCGCAGCGGCAACGCTGATGCTCGCAGGTGCCGAGAAGGCAGAAGCGCAAGCTGTAAAGCAGGCGTTCCAGAAGCAGGTTCACTTCGCAGTTACAGGCTGTGCCGCTGGCAATCATGGCACGTCATACGCTGCACCGAAGTGCTTTGGCGATGTCGACGTGTGGGCGATTCCTGCTGGCGCGGTTATCGAGAAGGTTTACACCATCATCGATACGGCCATCACTGGAACTACAAACTACGACATCGGTGACGATGACGATACAAACGGCTTTCTTGATGGCACGCTGTCGCTGACTATCGGCACCGCTGGTATGTACGGCAACAACGCGAAAGTGTCTGGAGCTTACCTTCGAGTCCAAACTGCTGGAGCGACTGACGCTGCTGACATCTATGTCGTGCCGTCGGCAAAGTACTACTCAGCGTCTGGCAAAGAAGTGAAGATGGACGCGACTGGAGCTGCAACAGCAGGCCAGGCCCGCATCATCGTTGAAGGTTATTTCGCAGGACCGAAACAGCCCTAAGTCTTGAATTGATCGGCGGGGGAATAGTCTCCCGCCTCTTTGAATACGGGGTTGAGATGCTTACCGGACAACGCGTCATCTTAAGTGACAATGGAACATTGAGCGATCTCAGTCGTTCGGTCGGTGACCTATTCTCCAATAACTCAACCCTTGCAATAGTTGCGGCCGAGGATGCGATCTATCTCGGAAGCGATCAGCCTTTCAATCATCGCTACATCAAAGTTTCAACCGCCAACACAAGCACGGCGTCGGTGTCTGTTTCGATCTGGACTGGATCGGCATTCACGGCAGCGGTTGACGTTATCGACTTCACATCAGTCGGAGGCAAGACTCTCGCAGCCTCTGGCATCATCCAATGGACTACGAACCGGACATCGGGCTGGGTTCGAGTCAATGACTCAGCCGACGTGACTGGTCTCACTGGCACTGCCATCTATGACATGTTCTGGGTGAAGCTTACTTTCAGCGCCGACCTTTACGCGTCGACTGCTGTCGCATACATCGGCCAGAAATTTTCTGACGATTCACTTCTGGGCGGGTATTACCCGGACCTTGTGAGATCAAAGCTCATCATGGCCCACACGTCAGGAAAGTCAGACTGGACCGAGCAGCACGTCTTGGCCGGTGAAGAACTCGTGAGAGATCTTCGCGTACGCCGATACGTTACGTCCGGCGCTCAGGTATTTGACTGGGAACTGTTTGCAGTCCCGGCCATGCACAAGTGCGCTCACATCATCATGTCGGGACTTGGCGAAGATTACTCTGACCGCGCTACCGACGCACAAGAGGCGTACCAGAACGAGCTTGAGAATACGATGGCGGGGCTTGATCGAAACAAAGATGGTCGACTCAGCCAAGAGGAGCGAAAGCCTGTCGTTGGCCTTCGGAGGGTCTAGTGTCGCTTGTATCGACAGCCTATGACGCAATGATCGCTCGAGTTGAGGCGCTGTTCCCGGTGACACATGGGAGCTATCAGCGCCTATCAAACACATACGACGTTGAAGCAAACCCGGACATCTATCTCGACATGGGTTGGGGCGTAGCATTCGGCCAAGCCGTGAACACCAACCGAAACCTTTGCAGTCTTGTGACTACGAAGCGAACAGTGACCGTCGTTCTCACTCGAACCAATGACGCAACAGATAACGACGACAGTGGTCGAGATACAGTTATCAAGGCACTTCTTGAGGATGGCCGCACTGTGGTCAATGATTTTGAGCGTGGGTTCCGGCTTGCTGATACCGACATCAACTGCCAGTTCATATCTGATGGCGGGGTTGAAACGGCTGGACCTGATGATTCTTTTTACTATGTTTTAAGACTTCAGTTTGAGGTCGAATTATTTGATGCGCCCTAGGAGGGATGATGGCACTTGGAAGCTCACGATCGAATGTTCTAGGTATCAAAGAAGAAACAACCGAAGGCACGCTGATCGATCTTGGTGCAGGTACTGACTACGTTACGCTTCAGCCTGACGTGTCGCTGTCGCCATCATTCGAGGTTCTTTCTAACGACGAGATCCGCGCATCGATCGGATCTGCAAAGCCAATCCAGGGTCTTGAGAGTCCAGAGCTTTCGTTCTCTCACTACCTGAAGGGTTCTGGAGTTGAGGGTCAGTCGCCGGAGATCTCTGAGGTTCTCGAGTCAGGATTCGGAGCACAGACCGTAAACGCTACTGAGCGTGCCACGACTTCATCCTCGACGGTGTCACTCGTAAAGCTCGCGGCCGGCGGCTCTGACTTCGCTCGTGGTTTTGCGATGCTGATCAAGGATGGAACGAACGGCTACTCGATTCGTAACGTGCTGAGCATGGCGACGAACGACGCAACACTTGCTTTCAATTTGGCGAACGCGCCAGCAAGCGGCATCAACGTCGGCAAGTGCGTGAACTTCTCGCCTTCGAACTCTGGACATCCTTCCTTCTCGGCTTGGCTGTACCGGGGCAACGGCCATGCGATCGAGGCGATTGCAGGAGCGCAGACAACACAGATCGGCTTCAACGTAAACGCCGGCCAGTTGATCAACGCCAACTTCACAGCTCAAGGAACCAAGTACTTCTTCAACCCGATCCGCATCGCTTCTGCTGACGCTTATCTCGACTTCCTCGATGACGCGACAACACGAGCGGCAGCGGTAACGGTTAAAGCGTACCGTGATCCATACGAGCTTGCGACTGCACTCCAGGATTCGATGAACTCGCTCGGTTCAACGAACACGTTCACAGTCACCTACTCGTCGACAACTGGTAAGTTCACATTGGTTTCGGATGGAACAACATTCAGCCTCTTGTGGAGCAGCGGAGCAAACACAGCGAACACGATCGGCGACAAGATCGGATTCTCTGTTGCTGCCAACGACACTGGCGCTCTGACCTATACGTCAGACAACGCACAGACGTATGCTGCGCCTTACACTCCGGCGTTTGATTCAACCGATCCAATCGCTGCGAAGTATCTTGAGATCCTTCTCGGTGACGAGACTGACACGACTTGTTTCTGTGCTCAGACGGTTGACGTGTCCATGTCGATCACTAAAGCAAACGTGCTTTGCATGTGCGCTGAGAGTGGCGTTCAGCAGAAGCTCGCGACTGGTCGCCAGGTCACAATGACGATCACAGCACTCCTCGACAAGTACGAGGCGAAGATGTTCCAGCGCTTCCGGTCCAATACCGAAGTCGCTGCAGCATTCAACTTCGGACCGCGCTCTGGCGGCAACTGGGTAGCGGGACAGTGCGGCAACTTCTTCTTGCCAAATGCGGTTGTATCGAGCTTTGAGCTGACTGATCTCGATTCAGTGATTGGCCTCAATTTGGAATTGACAGCGTTCGTTGACTCGAGTGGCAATGGAGAAGTTTACCTAAACTTCCTCTAGGAGCTTCGATGGTCATCGATTTCGTGTCTGCATCTATGAAGGCGGGGGAGAATTCTCCCGCCGAATTCGTTGGAACAATCAAAGTAAAGGTGCCCAGCTTCTCCGAGCGCCTTCGTCTTCAAGCCGAGGTCGCTGGCAAAGATGTGGGAGCTGATGACATCGCCGGACGTCTAGAAATGGTCGCGGCACTGGCTGAGAAAGTTCTTCCGATGATTCAGGAAGTATCCATCGCGACTGCTGATGGTTCGGCTGCCGCTAAGACAAGTGAAGAGATGTTTAATAATCCGGCGTTCGATAAGTTAACGGCCGAGATTGCACTCGCTGCACTTCGAGGCTTCGCGGGAAACTAGAGCCGGCGATCAGGGCGCAGGTTCGAGCGTTGTACCACAAGCAACGGTTTGAGAACGAAGCGCTCTGGCTGGTCGCCGAGTACAACCAACGTCGAAGACTTAAGGCCGTGGGGTTGACGCAAGACATGTCCACGGTTGATGCTTTCAGAGGTGAGGCGTTTCTCATCATCTCTGATGAGATAGATTCGCTCGAGGCAAAGGCCAGAGAGAAGGCCGAGAAGAGTTCGAAGCGGAGGTAAGTCTTGGCTATCTCAGTACCAGTCGACATAGACCTGCAGATCAAGAAAGCGATTGAAGATACAAACGATCTTGTGTCCGGCGTGAACAAGTCTCTCGGCGGTATTGAGAAGCAGGCGAAGGCAACTGGTCTCGCGGTGAGTGGCATCGCCTTCGTTGAGATCACTCGCGCTGCAATTGATTTCGGCAAGACACTCGTCAGCGTTTTTGAGAAAGCAATCGAAGAAGCGATAGATGCTGACAATGCGATTCAAGGACTTTCGTCTTCAATGAAGGCGGCGGGGGATTTCTCTGAGCAGAACGTCAGGGTCTTCGAAGACTTGGCAAAGTCATTGGCTGCTGTCTCTAGATTCAGCGACGAGGCCGTTCTAGATGCATTCAGGATCGGTAAGCAGTTTGGCTTGTCGAACAGAGAGACGGCGAAATTCGGCAAGGCCGCCGTTGAGCTTGCATCGTTTCTTGGTCAAGACCTTGAGACAACCGCTCGTCAGTTGGGTCAGACTTTCGACGGCACGGCGGGGAGAATAGCAGAACAGGTGCCTGCACTGCGCGGCCTTTCTGAAGAAGCGCTCAGGGCAGGCGGTGCGCTTGATGTTGTTTTAAAAGTCGCGGGCGGTTCGGCCGTCAGAGATCTCGACAAGTTTTCAGTTCAGGTCGAGAAGCTGAAGCAGGCCTTCGGTGACATATTTGAGGAGCTTGGTTCATCGATAGTGAAGAACCCAGCGCTTATAAATTCACTGAAGATCATCGGCGGGCTGTTCAGAGACATCGCCGTTGCAATTGGAGAGAACGACCAGATATTCAGGTCTTTCATATCTGGAAGCCTATCGTCAATGGTGAAGGGCTTCTATGTTGTCTCGCAAGTCGTTGAGGCTGTGAACAGCGCTTTCTTTAAACTCGCAAAGTTCTTAGAGCCAGCAGTGCAGGCTCTTGAGGCGTTCGACAAGGCAACCGAGGCATTGAAGAAAGGCGACATTCGCGGATTTGCAAGATCGCTTGACGTGGTAACAGCCACTCGTGATCGATTCAAAGAGATCGATAAACTCGCCGAAAGAGATGCGAAGATCTTCGATAAGTTCAACACGGCGCTGTCTGAAGTACAGGCCGCGATTGATAAGGCAGCCGATGGTCAAGAGAGATTGACCAAGGAGGCTGAGAAGACTGGTCTGCAGTTTGATAAGAACGGCGACAAGTCAAATCGACAGGCTGAGTCTTACGCCCAGATGATGGAGAGAATCAAGGCCGCTCAAGCTGGTGCGTTTGAACGTCTCAAGAAGAACACTACTGAACTTGAGAAGCAGACTGAAGAACTGAAGAAGCAGCATGATGCCGAGCGTGAGCGAATTGCCGACATAGTTAAGAACCCGGTTAAAGCAATATCATCAAACAGAGAGAACACCCTTAAGTTAGATCTTAAAACACAAGAAGCCACAGCCGCCATGACTGGCGTTGTGACAAATGCACTTCAGGGAAGACAGGGGGCGGTGAATCTTATCTCAGCCGGGGCTGAAGCGGCCGGCAGAATGCTGCTGGGTGTCCCAGGATTCGGCGAGATTGCCAAGCTTTTGAGTCAGGGGCCAGAGGCTACTAAGGCAGCCGTTAAGGAGTTTTTAAAGGCAATCCCTGACATCATTGATGCCATCATTGATTCCATTCCAGAGATTGTAGATGCGTTTATTGAAGAGCTTCCACGTCTCATCGAGAAAGCGATTGAAAGACTGCCGAAGATCTTGGTCGCAGCGTTCAAAAGCTCGGTGATTATCAAAGCAATTGCAGCCTTGTTCTCTGATGGATTCAGGCAGGCCGTCGGTCAATTTATCGATGGGGCTGGCCGATTCATAGACGAGCTAGTGCGCGGAGCTGGAACTTTCATACAGAAGCTCATCGATGAGTTAGTCAAGGCAATTGGCCAGGTAGGCGATGCGCTCAATCCATTCTCTGGAAGCAACAGCGGAGTTGGTGGATTGGTTGGCGGTATTGGCGACGTGCTCGGAGGAATAGGATCGTCTATTGGAAGTGTGTTTGGATTCAAGGGCGGTGAATCAACCTCAAGTCTCATCTCAGCTGGATCAGGCTTCCAGTCAAAAGGTTCAGCCGGCGGCGGTTTCTCGCAAGGCCCGCAAGTTGTCAAGGTCCAGATCGGACAGCGTGACCTGGCGACGGCGATACTTGATCTCAACAGGCAAGGATTCAGAACATGAGCGTCAAGGTTTGCTATCCAAATTACTTCTCATCTGAACGCTACTCGACACTGACGGCATCGAGCGCAGCTACAGGGTTCGCTGTGACGAATCTTGAGGGAACGACAAGGCGGTCAAAGGTCTGGCGATCTGCCGGATACTTCAACGTCACATCATCGAACAATGTGATTCGGTTTCGAGATGCAAGCGGCGGGGCTGACAAGGATGCAACGATTGCCGTCGCCGAGTACACGACAGACGCCGCATTCCTTGCGGCCGTAGACGCAGCGATGGAAGCTGCCGGGGCCGCGAACTATACCGTGACCAGAGACTCCACATCAAAGAAGCTCACGTTCACATCGGATCTCAGCGGCGGGGCATCTGCCTTCGAACTTCGATGTGCAGACGCCGCATTCACCGCAAGGTCGCTGCTTGGTTTTGAGGCAGTTAACACGTCTGGATCTGGAACATACACGACAGACAATGTAAGAATTCACACCGATGAGTTCATTGTTCTAGACCTTGGCGTCGCCTTCAATCCGAAGGCCTTTGCTTTGTTCGGGCCAAGGAATGAACCGCTCCGCATTTCACAGACTGCTACCGTGAAGATCCAAGGCAACGCGACGAACACGTGGACGTCTCCGGCCTACACTTCGACGCTGACACACACTGACTTCGGGATGGCTATCTATAGCGCAACAGGCCTGCACACGACTGGTCTTCGGTACTGGAGAGTTCATATCCAGGACGTCGACAACTCACGCGGATACGTTGAGATCTCATCGCTTCTTCTCGGTGACACGATGACGCTGACTCAAGGCTGTCCGCAATTCCCGCTCGACGTAAATGAGATAGATCTGTCAAAGGTCACTCGCACAATGTCGGGCGCGTCGTTCGCAGCCATGATGGGACGGACGATGGAAGTCGGTCTTGATTGGCAGTTTCTTACAAAGTCTGAAATTGAAGCGATGCGTGATCTTTACGCAGACGTTTCGCTTGGGGTTCCATTCCATCTGATCCTTGATCCTGACGAAGTATTCTCGACCGCGCTGGAGCGTTGGGTTCTTCAGGTTCTTTTCGCTGAACCAATGCCGTCAAAGCTTGATCGACCGAATCAGTGGTCGTCGGCCTGGACAGTTGTTGAGGACGTATGAGCTACGCAGTGGTTGGCGAGGTTTTAAAGACTGCAGACATGGCGGCTTCGCCTCCAACTTTCTTTCATAGATTCGACGTCAACCGAATGATGGAGCTGAAGGCTGTTCGTCTTCAGGTGGTTAAATATGGAGTACCTTCTCTTTCTTCTCTTGGTCTTGAGCTTCGCTCTGGTTATCAAGCTGGCTCTGGAGGACGCGGGCTTATAGCCACAGCCTCCACCACTTATACACTGGCCGGCATCAGCACAGCGAATTACTCGTGCGCTGAGATCTTCTTTGAGTTCGACCAAGCTCCGCTGCTCGCCCCGAATGTCGAGTACACGCTGAACCTGACAGCGAGCGGATACACCGGCGACGACGACAATCATCTTGCATGGGTTCGGACATATCCTGATCCGATCGTCTCATTCTCTGGCTCAACAACATTTGAACAGCTTGGCCGGTTCCCGTTCCATGTGGCGCTGATCACTCGTGAGGTGCGGCGATGAGCTACGCTTCATTTGTAGACCGCGGGGGGAAGGACGTATTCGTATTCGCGAAGCTGAGTCGCAAGCGACGCTTCTCCGGTGCCGACATGGTCTTCGATGGCGTCGAATCAAAATACTATCTTTCATTCACACTCGGGGAAGTCGAGTCCGTTGCGCTAACACCGACAGCCACGTCGGAACCGATGGGCCGGGTTGAGCTGACTGAGGAGTCTAGTCTCGCGGCACTTGGCTCTGGCGAGTGGTTCTTTGATGAAACGCAAGACCGTCTTTACTTCGGAGCGTTCGTCGATTCAGAAGGCGGCGCGCTCGCCAACGATGTCCTTACCACAATTGTGGTAGAGTATTGGACCTTCGTCTCAAGTGCAGACATCGGATGGTTTGAAGTTCCAACAGACGACACGACAGAGCAGGTTCGATGGGCCGGCTGTATCTCTGAACATCCAGAGATCACTAAGTCAGCTGCCGATCATTTCGCTGGATTCACTCCGGTCGAGATCTCTCCACTCGTGATCGCATGGCACAATACGGACCTTTTCGAGAACGCATACTCTGACTCCTATGCCGACTGTTCGGCCGAGATCTGGACAGCGCTCGGATCAATCGACACCACTCGGATCAGAAAGCTCTTCACTGGGAAGATCAAAGGCGTTCAGATCACTGACACAGAAATGCGATTCAGTCTGATCGAGGACTCGGCGATCTTTGAGAGGTCATTCGTCGGTAGGCCATACGAGGACGAATCAACAGCGCTTGATCCAAACGCCACGGGCCAGATGATCCCTTTGATCTATGGACTCACGCGATGGATCAAGGCAGTCAATATCGACTATATCAACGCTAGCCCAACAACATCTGATAACAGGACGTGGGCCGTTCACGACTGGGAGTTCGGAAGCGCTGAAGCTACCTTCACGCTTACCGGAGCCACGTCTCTTGGCGGAGGATATTACACTGTAACGATGAGTGCGGCTGATGCTGCGAAGATGATTCACACTCAGCGCGCAAAGCGCAACTCTGGCGGGGAGTGGGTCACCATCACCAAGACTGCCGGGGTGTTTGATATGAACACTGGCGGTGCCTTCACTCCTACAAACGGGCAGGTGTTCACGCGGCCAGCGATCCAGGAGTATTACTTCCAGGTCCCGTCAAAACAGAATGCGGTACAGAACTGGTATCCATCGGCGAGCGGGACGGTTTCAAGCTCAGTGGTTGGCAACTGCCTTTGCGCAGTTCTGACGACTGGCTTTGAGGCAGCGGCCACAGCGCTTGGTCTAACGACAATCGATCCAGATGATTTCGAAGTCTGGGTGAAGTGTATCGGTCCAGACGTTGAACAGACTTTGGACGGGGCGTACTTCGAAGGCGATGGACCGTCAGAAGTTGGAGCTCTGCTCTGGTACTTGAAGAATATCGTCGGCCTTCCAGACTCAAGAATAAACGTCGCGTCATTTAACACGGCTTTGGCCGCCAGAGCGATCAACGCATCGACCGAAGGTAACGTCGCTAACTTCATAACTCCGTTCACTGGATACGAGCCGGAGAAGCATCGGGATGTGATCGGCCGACTGCTCATGCAGATCGGTGCGGTTGGATACTTCAACGCCGACGGTGAGTTCACGATCAAGTGTCGCGATGCTTTCGCAACTGCTGACTGGGAATTGACAGATGCTGAGATTGAGGTCGATTCGTTTGAGTACGAGCTTTCGCAGGACGACTGCCGTTCGTTCATATTGAACGCCGCGACGTCGTACCTTGGGAGCGCGTACACGACGACAACCGCAAAGCCATCAACGACCACGACCAAGATCAGGTTCTCTGACGGGCCAAGCGGCGGTCCAGTTTCAAGCGATGAGGGATTTTCTTGGATGAATGCTCCAGCTGAGTCGATTGAACTCTACGACGTGAACAAAGACACGCAGGCCTCTGGCCGGTATCTTGGCCGGTATGGTCTAGATCGAATCGCGACGTACTACGGTGCACGGAGGGGGATCGCAAGACTTCGGGCGTTTGGTGAGATCATCGATGCTGTTCCTGGCGAGACGGTTTCGATCTCCCGCGAGATCATGCCTGGCTTTGCTTACGTTCCAGGAACTTTGCGCACTCGACAATTCTTTATCCTCGAAGTTCGGCGAACCGGAGACATGGTTGAAATGCTGATCGAGGATCAATACTCTATCGAAGAAGCTGGGGGATTTTAATGGGGACTCGATTCTATGACTTCACGAGCGCCTTCGATCAGGTGTCTGCTCCTACTGGGTCGACGCCAACAGGCACCTCCGACTTCGTAACTGTGTCCTATGGCGTTTCAAATTACGCACGTTACATCGACACGATCGCCAACCTGAAGGCTGTATCGGCAAGCTACCGCGCTGACGGTCTTGCAATATGGGTTGATGAATTGCTTGCGTGGTTCTATTTCGACTCAGCTTCCAGTGCGACAGGTGACGATGAGAACATCATTACTCCATCGGTAGGAACTGGGCGCTGGCTTAGAATGCAGCTCAAAGGTTTCGGAGCAGTCCAGAACGTAGCGACGTCGGCCACAATCACAGCGATGGCGTCGAGCACTCCTGTCGTGAGGCTCACTGGCTCGACGGCCACAGATCTTCAAGGGATCACCGCAGGCCTTGGCGAGCAGCTCCTTGAGCTCTACAACGCATCGAGTGCGTCGGTTACATTGAAGCATGAGAACGCAGGAGCTTCGGCGGCAAACAGGCTTTCGCTTCAGCAGTCAACTGATCTTGAGATTAAGGCCGGCGGGGCGATGCTCCTTCGGTACGACAAGACGCTAACGCGTTGGGTTCCGGCAAGCGGTGGCGGCGGTGGTTCGGCAGGGGGCGGCGCGGCCCTTGAGTGGTTTGAAGATACAGATGCGCCGATCTTCCAAATGCTTTCAAGCCATCCAGTGTGGCGATACAGCTACGGCGTAAGCCAATACCTCTACGGTTCGCTTCGCGTGCCTCAAAGCTATGTCGCGGGATCACCGATCAAAGTCTTGTTGCCGGTTCTTTCTCTTCAGTCTGCCGACACCAATTTGATGCAGACTCTCGCGACTCTGGTGAGGACCGGGACTGACGCATACACTTCGACGACGAACCAGCGGACCAGTACGAACTCGGCGGTGACCAATACTGGAGGCACTCAAAACAAGTTCCAAACTGTGACGCTTGATCTGACGAGCACAACAGGCACAATCAATTCCGTAGCGGTAGCTCCCGGAGACTTGATATTGGTTCGGCTAACTCGCGGCACTGATACGAACAACAATGACATATTTGTTCCAGCATTCTCGGCGGAGGTAACTTTCTCATGACGATAGCGTCGAAATTAAAAGGCATCATTCTAGCAACGGTACTTCCGTTTGTAGCTCTTGGCGCAATCAGCCAATCAGACAAGCAGGCGATCCCGTACGAGAACCGGGCAGCATCAGTCAATAGCGGTTTTGAGAACGGAATCGCGAAGTGGGTTTCATCTCCTGCGATCACTCTTGCCGATTCAACTCCGCAAGCTGGTTCAAAGTACGCACAGTGGAACTCAACGTCGGCAGCTCAGACTCTGACGCTTGGATCTATTGGCCGACCGGAGGGTAATCTTGAAGTCTCTTGTGCGGTAAGGGTTCCATCCGGAACAGCGACGCATACCTTCAGCGTGGTCGAGAGTTCAGGATCGACAACAGTGGCCTCGATGTCGATTGAGAACAGCACGACATGGCGGTATCAGACTTTGATCTTCCCGTCACCTTCGGCGGGAACGCTGTCCATTGTGTTCACGTCTGTCGCTGCCGATGAGCCATCGATTGACATTGATGACTGTTATGTAGGCCGCGCTCGCAACGTAGGCAGCACGCAGCTTATTACAACAATGCCGACTACCACACTAACAGTCGGCGCTGTAACTTCTGGGCCAACAAAAGGCGCTACGTCACTCGATGTTGTAAGAACGACCCGAGTAGGTGCCGACGCTGTTATTGAGATTGATTATCTCCAGTCAACATCAGGAGCGGCAGCAGGCTCGGGAGTGTATCTATTTACACTTCCCAACTCAATGACCGCAGACACCAAAAAAGTCAGTGCCAGCGCCACGATAACTAGCGACCAAGGCGACTCTGCCGGGTATATCGGCGGCGGCCAGATTCAGCGATCGGGCGCACATGGCGGCAGTGTCTCCGCGTACATGTACGATTCAACCCGGTTCTATTTAAAATTTACTGGTGGCCTTCAGGACAATACCAGCACCTCAAACTCAGCGGACGCCGGAAATGCTTTCAGTTCATCAACCGTAGTTACGTTCGCCCATAAC